GGGTGTTCCTGATATGGAATTCAAATTCGGAGTAATAAACAGCGCAAGCAAAAAGGAATCAAACAAAAAGGAATCAACGTGCGAAAGATCACAGAAAAGGATCAAAACAATAAACTTTTTTCAAGTAACCAATCGACTTGTATAAATACAATCAGGATGGGGGTTTAGTTCATTATAGCCATATTGAATTCCTTTTGCGCTCATCCTATTCATATTAAATATCAGCATCGCTGGCATTTAAATATAATCCTTTAAAACCCCTATCATCTTTCGGATTGTGGGGGTTTCTTTTATCTATAACAACCCCTTACCTAAATACATAAGTAAAACAAAACCCCATATTACAATAAAGTTGTGTTTGGTATAAATAAATACAATGGAATCAATAGATATATCACTTATTTGGCAAATCATAATCACCGTAGTTTTTTTACCATTCGGTTTCTTCTTGAAGAGGATAGTAGATGATATGAAATCATTAGAAACAAGAATAACTTCGTGCCAAGTAGACTTACCAGTGAATTATGTCTTGAAACAAGATCATACCGACCAATTCAAACGAATCACGGAACAATTAGATCAGATATACCAATTACTCCAACAAAAACAGGACAAATAAATGACGACAATCACAACAAGGGCAGCAAAAGGAGAACCATTAACCCATGAAGAGTTAGATAATAACTTTACCAATCTGAATACAGATAAGTTAGAAGACATAACAGCCGAGAACTTGGCTAATCTATCAGATGTGAATGTAACCCCTACTGACGGCCAATCATTAACATGGGATAATGCAACATCAACATGGATAGCAACAACCCCAGCAGGAGGCGGTGGTGCATCAGAAATCAATGATTTAACTGATGTAAGTATATCAACTCCATCAACCAATCAAGTATTAAAATATAATGGTGCTAATTGGGTTAATGGAACTGATGACTCAGGTGGTGGTTCAGGTGGTGGCAATTTACAAGCAAATCTCACATTAGATTATGATATGAATGCAGGTGATGTGGTTTATATTAGTGGTGATGGAACAGTAGGGAAAGTAGGCAACCTAACAATAACAGAATCCCTAAACCCTGGCGCAATAGGTAATGTAGGTGGTGTTCCACCTACTGATTATACTGGGGCTGATGTGTGGTGGGTTAACAATAATGTACCTACTGCTTTTGACAATGTATTCAGCGCAATTAATATGTCAGGTGTGGTATGGTGGGGGATGAATCCAGATGGTACTACATGGGGCAAAACAGGGTTATATTACAACAACCCTGATGAAGGTTTGATAAGTGTAAAAGCGACACACATTGGCACAAATAGTTATGTGTATTTTATAGGGCAGATAACACCATGGGGTGATTCAAGACCGCAACTACCAGGTGCTTGTGTGATGAAAGTACCTTATGCTGACAATAATTGGACAAGTGACCAAACAGGTATTCAAGCATTAGATAATAATGCGGCTTCAAATGGGAAAGTATACTCGTATATTAACCCAATTACCCTACGATATGTGGCAACGTGGCATAGTGATAGTTCGTTAGGCACTAATGTTTATATTGGTTATGGTAGTTTTAATGACCAATCAACCACTATTGATATTGGCACACCAACAGAACTTAGAATGAGTGGTATAAACCCTAATATACTACACGGAGAACATTCAATAAGTCCTGTTATTACAAGTAATGGCACACCTTGGTTGGTTTATCTAGACAAAGTCAACGGTAGTGTCCAATGCCAGAAACTAATTCAGAATGATACTGATTGGTCAATAACAGCAGATCAAGGATCAATAACTCAACTATTGAGTTTCTCACGAACGGATATATATTCAATTGTTCCAGACCCACATAATCCAGACCATTATGTAATCCCAGTGGTTAAAAATTCTCACTCAACATTAATATATTTTAGTATTATAAATGATGTTGTTCAGGTCGTACATGCATATCTGGTTGTGGAAGATTTAAGGCAGTTCAGCCTTTTTGAATTCCACCCAACTGATTCTACCAAAGGTTTTTTCGTAGGCAAAGATGGTAATGGGGTCTTACATGCAACCAATATTACAATAGACAGGCAAACCAACACACTTGCCGCAGGCACTTCTAGTTCATTTGGTTATTGGGCACCTAACTTCGGCAGTTATTTCTGTTATATCCCAGATAATACTGACCAGATATTAATGGCATACTCTGATGCAGATAATGTTACAGCCCTTAGAAGATTTGTGGAAACTAGTACTACCACAATATCAAATATCAATGATGTTACTCCAGATGGTATTTTACAAGAATCAGGAACAACAGGACAATCTAAACCAGTTAATTTATTGGGTTCATTATCAACGATACATTCTAATTTAACAACTGGATCAACATATAGGGTTACCGATTCTGGGGCATTATCAGATCAATATGGCATTCATGTTATTGGTGAAGCCATATCATCAACTAGTATATTACAAATAGATGCTGGCGACCAAATCGAAGTCGGCGGAGGTAGTACCGACACATTTACCATTGATGGTGTGGCGGCATCAACAACTATTCAAAATGGCGACCCATATTTGAATATAAGATTAGCAGATAGACCGAACACCGGACAATCCTCGGAAGAGACTGTGTTTTCCGCATACAGGGATCACGATGCTACTTGGGGTTTGAATACCAATGGGTTCATGAACCCATATCTTGCACTAAAAATGCAATCTAATGCATCAAATGAGGATAATGTACACGATTGGGGATGGGGAGGTAGGAATAATGTACGATTAGAACACAAAGTAGTTGCGAATGATGAATTTGCTGGCAATCAACCACATGTATATGACATATTCAATTGCGATCCTGGGTTCTGGGATAATTATAATGCCACATTCCAAACAGGCAGAACCACATTCACCAAACCAATAATTGCACAACAAGGGGGCATAGTTGGATGGGCTACGGCTGGAGATAAACTGTTTTATAACCTTCTCATTGATAATGAACACACACCAGCCTACTATGCGATGGAGTATGATGATAATAATGTTACTGGTGATTTTCAAGTAGTATTGGCTGATGTGACTGAACAGCAATGGATAGATCAAGGGCCATTCAGAAATGATAAATTAGGGTTTGGTAATAAGCAAGAGTTTGAATTTTGGATAAAAATTGAGTCTAATCACAATCTGGACACGATCACCGTTACTAATATGTTCCCTGATTCATTGCTGGCATTAAATGTGGTTAATATCAATCTGCCAGCGTGGGTTGATTTAGGAAATAACTCAATAACGGTTCCAAGATCACTAACAGGTAATTCGATATATATTATTAAGTATAGAACATTCGCAAATGTAATAACAAGAGAATTTATAGAGTATGTAGGATAACAATATGATAATACAAGTAACATTAAGAGAAGAACAATTAACATCAAACGCATTAACCCAATTACGCCAACTAGGTGATAAAGTAACTGTGAAAAAAGTTAGAGGTGCAACCATCGAGTTTGAAACAGCAGATGAAGTATGGCAGATGATAGGTTGGCAAGTAAACAATACATTCACAGCAATAACAACCACGGAAGAGGAATTATAATGACGTGGCCAACAATCACAATTGATACTACCAACTTAGATGAGGGGAATGATAGTCCAGCATTAGCAAGACCTGACATCAAACAAATGGCAGACAATGTAAATGCAATTAAGGATGAGTTCGCTGTTGGTGATGGTAACAAGTTAAATTCAGCACTACAGAACATTGTTGAAGATACTACACCACAGTTAGGTGGCACGCTAGATTGTCAGGATAACGTTGTTAAAGATGCAGAACACAGAAACTACACTGAAACAGTAGTTGCCATGTCCACCAACGATGTTGATTACAGTGCAGGCACAGTACACACTAAAACAATAACAGGTGCGACCACTATCACATTCAGTAACTTACCATCAACAGGTAAAGTAGCGACATGGCAAATGCATATTCGCAATGGTAGTACTAATGTTACTTGGCCAAGTTCAGTTGATTGGGGTGATGCAGGTGCACCTGCTTTAACAACATCAGGTCTAGTTGTAATATCATTCATGACAATCGATGCAGGTACTACAGTGTTAGGATTTGTTGCACAGCAAGGTTTTGTGTAATGTCGTTAGGTGTAGGTAAACTTATCATCGCACAAGCGCAAGTAGGCAAATACTACAATGGCGGTTTTTATATGGGTAATCACACAATCGGTAGTGACACGTACCGAATTATAGTAAGTCCAAATGCAAATGTACTTACTCGCGCGATATCACCCATATCAATTTGGAGTAACACATCGGTTTGGTCCCCGTACTCACCGTTCTATTATGACCATATTAGTAGTTCTACATCAGTATCAAGTGCAGGTACTAGTAGCGACGACGGTTGGTTAAATTCAGCACAATACAGTAATGGTGATGGTAGTTATATGGACACAGGTAATCTGTTTTGGAAATATGTGCCAGGTGTAGCCAACTTTTATTGGTGGGCGCATACTGGTGGACAAATACCCGGACAACCACCCGGGTACGGATTGGTATCAGGTGTAGCAGGCAATAGAAAACAAGTGTGGGTTGGCAGAACTATTAATGGTTACGATGATTGGTATTGGCCAAGTAAAGATGAACTTACACTTGTAACAAATAATAGAAACAAATTACCTGTCGGCGAAGATTTTGATAATAGTGAGACTTATAGTTCAAGCACGCATACAGGTACAGGCGCACATTGGATTCTTGACCCGAGTGTCAGCACACTGAGCGCAGTAACAGTATCAAGATCACAATATCAATTGGTTCCTCTTTTTCATGTTCGTGCTGTACGTAGAGAATTAATATAGAAATTGCAATAGACGTGAACTGAAAGTTACTCACTCAGTTCGCTTTTTAATTAGAGTAAAAACAAAAGTCAATTAGGAGAATTAAAATGACAGCAGCAACAGATTATTTAGAGAATGAAGTACTAGACCATATTTTAGGAGAAGGCACACGAGATTTTGTTAGCCCACCGAATTTATATATAGGACTATTTACAGCAGTGGCAGATGGTGAAGCCGGCACAGTGACAGAAGTAGCAGGAAATGCGTATGCACGAACTGGTGCCAATTTCAGTGCAGCAGTAAGTGGTTCATCAGCCAATACAGGTGATATTACTTTCCCAACCGCAACAGGTGGAAACTGGGGGGTATTAACCCATGCAGGTATCTATGATGCACAAACCAATGGTAACTTATTGTTTTATGGTGCTTTAACAGTAACCAAGACAGTAACGGATGGTGATACATTCCAGATTAGTGATTCCCAATTGACTATTACATTAGCATAATATGGCATTGGTATTCGGCACATTATCGAATTATGTAGGAGATGGTTATCTAGTAAATCAAGATGACTATGTCCTTAATGGTGTAATATCCAATACCTTCACAGCCACCATCAGTGGTGAATTAGTAAGTGGTACAATACTATACGGCACATTGCCTATAAGTTCCACATTTAATAAAACCATTGTGGGTGGGAATATATTCAATGGTGTTTTAGACTTATCAAATACAATTGGTATCTCATTAACACCATTGAATCAAATCAATGCAACATTAAGTACTGCAACAACAACAACATACCAGTGTAATATATACGGAACACTGACCACGGATATACTATTTAATATATCTGTGTCTCAATCACTGACACCTGAATTACAGGTCGGTGCTGCCTTAGCACCAGGTATCATAACTAATTGGTCGGCATTAGGTAGTCCAATTCTTAGTACTTCTATCTTATTAGATAGTTCATTTACAACAACTATTGATGGTAATACAACTATTGGTGGTGATATTGATCTAAGTAGTTCATTTACAACAGGCATATCTGCGAATAGTAGCATTGGTGCAGAATTAGATATATCTCATGTATTATCTTCTTCTTTCATTGCCAATCCATCCATTGGTGGTGATATTGATCTAAGTAGTTCATTTACAACAGACATATCTGCGATTCGCTATATGGGGTCACCTATTCCATTAAGTAGTTCGTTTGGCATGTCAACAAAAGCACATATATGGAAGTTTGAAAGTGACATCGCCGCCGCATTCAACCAAGATACAGTGGCCACCAATTTAATCACTTTGGCAGGGGAGGGGGCGTACAATTGGGATGATGATCATATATGGGATGATTGGATTCTATGGATGCAGTCATGGGTTATTGATTCCACCTTTGCCCAATCAACCCAATCAACCAATTATGTTAATGCAGTACTAGATATATCATCTGCCTTATTATTTGAGGGGCATATAACAGGGTTATTTGTAGGCGAGATACAAATAACTGGCACACTCACAGCAGAAATAACTAGTGAAGTACAGCAAAATGCTAATATGGATATTGCTGTGGTGTCAGGTGGAGAGATGGAAGCAGGGGTGCTGTTATTAGGTGAAGTCGGTATGACTTCGACCTTCTCCGAGTCCAGTATTGGACATTGCACGAGAAGCACCACGATAGGGTGTGATAGTTCGTTTGGTAGCAGCATCATGGGTATGAGGGTGATAATGGCCTCAATGGGAGTGGAAGCATCGTTTGATATAGATATAATATCTAGATTAACCGGTATAGATTTTACCCGATATCTACTAATTAATAGTGAAAGTAGAAAGTTCACATTAGCGGAAGAGGATAGGTTAATAACAATTAGTGCGGAAAGTAGAGTACTAAAAACAACTACAGAACAAGTGAGAATAGCAGCATGACAACAGGATTTACAAAAGATAGAATAGGTTCTTATATAGAAAAAGACCCAGACGCATTATTAGATTACACCCTTGATTGGAATGATTGGTTTGGTTCTAGTGATGGCTTGAACACAAGTAGTTGGGAAATTGAAATTATTGAGAATGATAATACACCAATTACCTCTTCAACCCACACGGCAGACACAACCAGTAACACAACTACTGTATGGTTATCAGGCGGTACAGTAGGAAATCATTATCGTATTACTAATACCATCACAACTACGAATAACCTTACAGAAGAAAGGTATTTTAGAATATTTATAAGGGACAGATCAGCATGACATCTGCTACATTAAAAGAAGAAGACTACACTGTAACCAAAAGAGGGTTGTTCATCAAGAAATACAACTCTAAAAAGGCAGACAAGGAAGGGGTAGTTATATCATATAAAGAAATTGAAATGTTTGCAAAATACTTTTGTCCTATGACTGATATGGCAAAATACTTTGGTGTATCAGAAGCGGTAATTCGTAAGCATTTCACCCAAACAGTTATTCAAACCCAAACAAAGGTTAAACAACGAATCAGACAAAAACAAGTATCAATGGCATTAGCAGGGGATAAAACACTTCTTATATGGCTAGGTAAGAATTATTTAGACCAATCAGATAATGGCGTTAAGAATGATGATGCTAAACAACCACTTCCATGGGACGATGAATAATGAAAATAGTAGGTAACATAGGTTCAGCAAATATGATTCGTTTAGAAAGCGATCTACAACGGTTGAATATCCGTTATTGGTTAGAAGATAGTGATGAATTCTATCGTAAAACAAAAGAACCAATTCTATATACACCATCAGTATATACAGATGATAACCAATATATCGGTTACACTGTATCTGGGGTGAAGATGTGGTTGGATCAACATGCCATCTGAATGCATCATTGCATTAGTTGTCGGACTTATATTCGGGGTGATACTTAAACTAGCACAAGACCTACTAAACACAAAGGATGACTGATGCTTAGTCAATGGCAACAAACAGTTACCGATGCCGAAGAACGATTTAAAGTGGTGATGGCAGGTCGTCGTGCAGGTAAAACTTATTTGGCAATGCGAGAACTAGGGAAAGTGGCACGATTCCCTGATAAACAGTTGTTTTATGTAAGTCCTACTTATAGACAATCAAAACAGGTAATGTGGAAACCATTAAAGGCTAAATTAAGAAAATTAAACTGGTTAGCAGATACCAATGAAACTGAACTAACAGCAATATTAGTAAACGGAAGTACTATAGCACTTAAAGGGGCTAATAACCCTGATTCACTTCGAGGGGTTGGGTTGGATCATGTAGTATTAGATGAGTTTGCATACATTCACTCTGATACATGGACAGAAGTACTAAGACCAACCTTATCTGATACAGGAGGTAGTGCATTGTTCATATCCACCCCTGCTGGCAAAGGTAATTGGTCATATGATATGTACCAGAAAGGACAACAACGACTGCAGGGGTGGCAGAGTTGGCAATACACCACATTAGATGGTGGCAGAGTACCAGTAGCAGAAATAGAACAAGCAGAACACGACTTAGATGAGAGAACATTCAGGCAAGAATACCTTGCATCATTTGAGACATATGCAGGATCAATATACTACACATTTGATCCTAAGACACATGTTGTGCCATATAAGGGTGCACTTGGAAGGATTAAAAACCTACATATAGGAATGGATTTTAATATATCCCCAATGACAGCATCAGTCGGTATTAAAAATAGCACTGGTCTGCATATCATAGATGAAATTACAATGTATGGTAGTAATACAAATGAAATGGCAGTAGAAATTAAAAATAGATACCCAGATAACAAGATTATTGTATATCCCGATCCTGCTGGTGTACAAAGAAAAACTTCTGCCAATGGACAAACAGATATTAAAATACTAGAACAAGCAGGATTTAGAACAAAGTACCATAGACGACACCCAGAAGTGAAAGATAGGAACAATGCAGTCAACTCAGCATTCCATTCAGGTAAGGTTAAAATTGATCCGAAGTGCAAGGAATTAATAAACTCATTAATCAAACACGAATATAAGCCTGATACGCAAATACCTGATAAAACAAGTGGATATGACCATTACAGTGATAACTTCGGTTATCTATGTGAGTATTTGTTCCCAATCAGAAGAGATAAGGGGGAATTTGATGAATCAGAGACCTTTGGTATGGGAACTTTTTAATAAATATAATTTAAGGAAATGATATGTATAACAATCAACAACTAGAAGAACTAAACACACAATATAAAGCACAATTACCTAATTGGCAGTTCTATATGAACTCATTTCAAGGTGGTGATGCATATAAAAAACAAGCATATCTAACTAGGTATAAGTTTGAGAATGATGCAGATTATAGAAAACGAGTTAACCAAACCCCATTAGATAATCATTGTGCATCTATTGTTCAAATATATTCTTCATTTATCTATACAGAACTACCAGTAAGGGTGTTTGAATCATTAGAGAATGACCCAATACTACCAGATTTCCTTGAAGATGCTGATAGAGAGGGTAGAAATTGGAATCAGTTCATTAAACAAGCGAGTATATTAGCATCTGTTTATGGACATACATGGATTGTAGTTGATAGACCCAATGTGGAAATGACTACACGACAAGATGAAATTGATAACGGAATAAGACCTTATGTATCAGTCATTACACCACCGAATGTGACCGATTGGACATATGATAGACTAGATAATGGTGCTTATGAACTATCAATGCTTAAAGTCCTTGTGTCTAATACATCGGATAAAAAAGAATATAAGATTTATTATAAAGATAGAACAGATACAGTAATCGCAATCGGTGATTCAATAACGACAGATTCAGTTCCAAATCCATATAATAAGATTACTGCTGTACCTTTATATGCCCAACGAGGATTAACCCCTGGGACTGGTATAAGTGATATTGCTGATATTGCTGATATGCAACGATCAATATTTGATGAGAATAGTGAGATTGAACAAATCATAAGATTAAGTTCCCATCCATCATTAGCAAAGACAGCCGATACACGAGTAGGAACAGGTGCTGGTGGCATTGTTGAGATGCCAGAGGACTTAGACCCTGGGTTAACTCCATACCTCTTACAACCAACCTCACAGTCATTAGATAGCATTCGTGCTGCTATTGTTGATAAGGTTGAATCAATCAATCGAATGGCTAATGTAGGTGCTGTTCGTGCAATTGAAAGCAAAACAATGTCAGGGGTTGCAATGGAGACCGAATTCAGGTTACTCAATGCAAGATTGGCAGAAAAAGCAGACAATTTAGAATTGGCAGAAGAACAAGTGTTCAAAATATTAGCAAACATGCAAAATATTAAATGGGATGGCACGATTGAATATCCAAATTCATTTAATACAAGAGACAAATATAATGATCTTACATTCTTACAACAAGCCAAAGCATCTGGTATCAATAGTACTACATTTAACAAAACGATTATGAAGAAGATTGCTGTATTAGTATCCGATGAAGAAGATTTAGACCAAATCTATACAGAAATTGATGATGAGGCTATATTCAGCGATGAAGGACTTGTATGACATATGAAGAGAAAGTCGAAGAATTATATCAGTCATACCTAAGATCATTTGATACATCATTGGGTAATATACAACGAGAAGTCACTAAATTACTCTCTAATTATACAACTCTAACTCCCACTGATGCTATCTCTATCCAAACAGAAATAGATCGCATATACGAAGACGAATACACACCTGTAATTAATGATACTGTAAACTCATTCAACACAGCATGGTTATTATTATTGACATTACCCTCCCTGAAAGGTACGAAAATAGATAAACGAGTACTGAATAAGGTAAGGAAGAACGCAGTAACCCAATTTCAATC